GTAAAATGGACAAAATGTCTATTTCTGGATTGGAATTAATTGCTAATGCACCAACAACTCAAGCCGTATCTTCTAGAGGTATACCTACCGATACTGGTATGCCAGATATTTTACCTACTACGCCACAACCTACAACATTAGGGGAAAAGGCTATTGGTGCTGGTGAAGCTGCTCTGTCAGCTATAACTGGGGCAACTACTGGAACTTTAGGTGGCATGATGAATATGCTAACTACTCCACCGGCAAATGTATCTGCACAACGTGAAGCTGAGTTTAAGAGATTAAATCCAAATGTTCCATACAATCCTGCAGAACAAAAGTTTATTCAAGGTGCTGAAAGATTTACCTATGCGCCAAGAACTCCTGCTGGGCAAGAGTATGCTGAAAATGTTGGGAATGTTATTGAACGTAGTGGAGTACAAGGTCTAGTAGGTATGCCTATTCCTGGTAAAACAGTTCCTAAAATACCAAAACAAAATTTAGCACAAATACAAAATGCACCAAAAGATAGGTTATTAAATACAGCACAAAAAGCAGGATATATAGCTTTGCCTAGTGACGTAGGTGCTGGTAAAGGTCCTAAGACTTTAGAAACATTATCTGGGAAATTTAAATCAGAAGAATTAGCTAGTTCTAAAAACCAAAATACTTCTAATAACTTTACACGTCAATATTTGGGATTACCTGAATCTTCACCATTAAATGCAGAAACATTAGACTCATTACGAGAAATCCAATCACCAGCTTATGAGGCAGTAAAAAATACTGGAGTAATTAATCTCGGAGATAAAAATCCATTTGCTAATTTTGTTGGCAATATTCAATCTACTAAAGGTGGAACAAGCGCATTACTAGGAGAGGTTAAGCCTAACTACACTATTAGTGCTAGTGATGCAGTAGAACAAATTAAACAATTAAGAAGTGATGGCAATGATTACTATCGTTCTGGAACAGATATTCAAAAACCTAATCCTAAATTAAAAAAATTAGGTCAACAATATATTAATGAAGCAAATAAATTAGAAGGTATTTTAGAAAGTCATGTTAATAAGATTGGAAAACCTGAATTAGTTCAAAATTTCCGTAATGCTCGCAAAGAAATTGCTAAAACATATACTGTTGAAAAAGCATTGCTTGGTGAAAATCTTATTGATTATCGTAAAATTGGTAAAATGATTGACAAAAAGCAACCAATTACAGATGAATTAGCTTTGGCCGGTAAATTTGCTAAAGAATTTCCAAGAGTAAATAAACCTATACCTTACGAGCCAACAGCATTTACATTGCCAGACGTATTTAGTTCGGTTATTGGTGCTGGAGTTGATGTATTGACTGGTGTTCCATTTGCTAGTGCATTACCAGCAGTTCGTGTTGGTAGTCGTTATTTAATGGAGTCTAATCCATTTCAACAAAGATATGTAAAGCCAAAATATGACCCATTAGTATCGCCATATATTGAAAAATCTAATTTTTATAACCAATCACCGTACGCAGGTCTGTTAAGAAGGCCAGATGAAAAAGACGAACAATACTAAGTAGAAATAACAAGGGAAATAATTATGGCAAAAACCAAGATAAGCGAGTTTAGTTCTACCCCAGCCTTAAATACCGATATTGACGGTATAAATATTGGCGAGGGTATGCTACCTTCAAACGTGAATAACTCCTTCCGTGAGTTGATGTCACAATTAAAGAATCAACAAGATGGCTCAGACGGCAGCGACTTTACTGTAGGCGGTAACTTATATGTTACTGGTACTACTACAACAACCGGTGCGCATACATATAACGGTGCAGCTACATTTAACGGTGCTGTAACCATGAATTCTACTGCTAACCTAGGCACTAATGCTACGGTAGGCGGTGGTGTTGTTAATAACACAGTAATCGGTAATACGACAGCACAAACTGTACGAGGCACAACTATAACAGCCACAACAGGCTTTGTAGGCGGATTAACAGGTAATGTAACGGGGAACCTTACAGGTAACGTCACAGGCGCAGTCACAGGAAACGTAACGGGTAACGTTACAGGCAACTTAACTGGCAATGTAACGGGTAACGTTACAGCAGCATCTGGCACATCAACATTCAATAACGTAACGATTGATGGCACGTTAGATATGTCATCTGGCACGGTAGGCACTATTACAGGTCTAGCTACTCCAGTTAATCCTTCTGACGCAGCAACTAAAAGTTATGTAGACACCAATGACGCATTAAAACTTAACCTTGCTGGTGGCACTATGTCCGGTGCTATTGCGATGGGTACAAGCAAGATTACAGGACTTGGTGACCCAACTAGCGCACAAGATGCAGCTACTAAAAACTATGTAGACAATTCTGTTCAAGGTTTGGATGCTAAAGCCTCAGCAGTCGCAGCAACTACAGGCAACATTACATTATCAGGCACACAAACTATTGATGGCGTGGCTGTTATTGCAGGTGACAGGGTTCTAGTTAAAGACCAATCTGCACCAGCAGAAAACGGTATTTACGTGGCAGCATCATCAACATGGGCTAGGTCATCAGACGCAAACACATGGGATGAGTTAGTATCTGCCTTTGTATTTGTAGAAGGTGGTACAGCTAATGCTGATAGTGGTTGGACTTGTACATCAGCAGCAGGTGGTACGCTAGGTGTTACAGCCGTAACTTGGGTGCAATTCTCCGGTGCTGGTCAAATCACAGCCGGTACAGGTTTAAGCAAAACAGGCAACACAATCAACGTAAACACAGCATCATCAAGCCGTATCGTTGTAGGTGCAGACGAGATTGACTTGGCTACTACTGGTGTTACAGCAAGCACATATAAATCAGTCACAGTTGATACTTATGGTCGTATAACAGCAGGCACTAATCCTACTACAATCTCTGGCTTTGGCATTACAGACGCATATACCAAAACAGAAATTGACACATCGCTATCAGGCAAATTAAACAATACTGGTGGTACAATGTCTGGTGCAATAGCAATGGCCACCAATAAGATAACAGGTTTAGGTGACCCAACAAATGCACAGGATGCAACAACTAAGACTTACGTTGATGGCATATTAGGTAGTGCTACAAGTGCTGCTACAAGTGCTGCTGCTGCGTTAGTAAGCGAGAATAATGCTGCAACATCTGCCTCAAGTGCTACTGCTAGTGCGACTGCTGCGGCTGCTTCTTACGATTCATTTGATGACCGTTATTTAGGTGCTAAGTCTTCTGACCCATCCACAGATAATGACGGCAATGCTTTACTAACAGGTGCTTTATATTGGAACACAGTTTCCAATGTAATGAAAGCATACACAGGTTCAGCTTGGGTAGTAACATACGTTCCATCAACAGGCTTCTTAACTACTTCTGACATTGGTGTTACCGTACAGGCTTACGATGCAGACTTAACATCATGGGCGGCTATTACTCCAGCAAGTAAACAAGATACTTTAACATCAGGCACAAACATCAAGACTATCAACAGCACAAGTTTGCTAGGTAGTGGCGATATAACAACAGGTGATGTAACTTTAACTGGCACACAGACTTTAACCAATAAAACAATTACTGGCTTTAAAGAAACAAGCACAGCATCAAGTTCAAATAACTTTAACCTTGCTAATGCAAACTACTTTACTCACACATTATCAGGTGCTACAACATTTACTGTAAGTAATACAGCATCAAGCGGTTCTGTATCAACATTAATTCTTAACTTAACTAATGGCGGTTCTGCTGCTATTACTTGGTGGTCAGGCATGAAATGGGCGGCTGGTACTGCGCCTACTTTAACTGCTAGTGGTAGGGATGTATTGGGTTTCTTTACTTATGATGGCGGCACAACTTGGTCAGGGCTTGTCCTTGCGAAAGACGTAAAATAATGGCAGTTAATGACATAGTAATGGGTGCGGCTGGTGCTAGTGGGCCAGCAACATTCGTTGAGGATGTATTCTCTACTTACCTTTATTCAGGGAATTCAACTGCTTGAAACATTCAAAATGGCGTTGATTTATCTACTTACGGTGGATTAACTTGGATTAAAGGTAGAGTAAGCACTACTGGCACTATTTTAAATCATATGCTTTATGATACTGCTAGAGGAGTTTTAAATAAATTAAGCACAAATTTAACTGACCCTCAAGGAACAAATGCCAATACTGTTACTGCGTTTAATACTGATGGGTTTTCATTAGGAACAGATACATCAACAGGAAGAATTAATCAAACTGGCGACACCTACGCTTCTTGGACATTCCGCAAACAACCTAAATTCTTTGATGTTGTTACTTATACTGGGAATGGTGCATCAAATCGTCAAATAACACACAATTTAGGTTCAGTGCCAGGATGTATTATTATTAAATGTACTTCTACAACCTCTGATTGGCCTGTATATCATCGCAGTCTTGCTGATACAGAAATTATATTATTAAACTCAACAGCCGCAAAGCAAACAGATGATTTATTTGGTAATGTAGACCCAACAAGTGCTTATTTTGTTGTTAATGGAACAGATACAAAAATAAACGCCTCTGGCGCAACCTATGTTGCCTATCTATTCGCCCACAATGCAGGTGGCTTTGGCACAAGTGGTGCAGATAATGTGATTAGCTGTGGGTCTTGCACAGGCGGCGGTGGCACGATAGTCAATTTAGGATATGAGCCTCAATGGTTGCTTATTAAAAGGACTAATTCCGCACAAAACTGGTTCTTGATGGACAATATGCGAGGTCTTGATTCTAATCAAGGCGACATGGCTTTATCGCCAAACCTATCAAATGCAGAACCAACTGCTGCAAGCAATTTTAATATTACTTCAACTGGTTTTGTTAATGCTGGTCTAGGAACAACATCAGATACCTACATCTACATCGCTATCCGTCGTGGCCCAATGAAAACACCTACGACAGGTACAGAGGTGTTTGGTATAAGCGCAAGAAGCGGTACAGGGGCTAATGCTACTGTAACAGGTGGGTCATTGCCTGATGATTTGGCTATTATTAAAAATAGGGCTTCAGCGCAATTGCCTTTATGGGTTCCAAGATTAACGGGAACTGGATATTTAAACTCCTCTGCAACATCTGCTGAAGTGGCTGCTGGAACAACTATACTACAAGCTAACCCTTGGGATGTAATGAATGGTGTTAAAGTAGGTACTACAAGTGCAATTACTAATGCTTCAGGCAATACATTTGTTAATTACCTATTTACTCGCGCACCAGGCTTCTTTGATGTAGTGTGTTATACAGGAAATGGCTCAACAAATAGGCAAGTTAATCATAATTTAGGAGTTAAACCTGAATTAGTTATATATAAACCTAGAAATGATACGAGCAATTGGGTTGTATTTACAAATTATGATTATGAAATGTATTTAAACATGACAACGGCATTACAAGGGCCTGGATATGAAGGGAATCATGGCGACCCAACTTCTACATATTTAGTTGCCCAAGGTGGTTCAAATACAAATAGTTATACTTTTGTAACATACCTATTTGCAACCGTTGCTGGTGTATCTAAAGTTGGCTCATACACAGGCACAGGTGCTACTCAAACTATTAACGCTGGGCTTGCTTCAGGGGCTAGGTTTGTGATGATTAAACGCACAGATTCTACTGGCAACTGGTTTGTTTGGGACACAGCCCGTGGTATGGTTGCAGGCACAGACCCTAGACTTGCGCTAAACTTAACTGATGCAGAATCAAATGCTAACTGGGTTTACACAGCATCAACAGGCTTCCAAATAGTAACAACAGACGCTTCAGTCAATGCTAGTGGCGGCACATATATTTATCTTGCAATAGCTTAAGGAATAATCATGGAAATTAGAATCAGAGAATCAGGACAAGTAATGTATGAAAGCGAGTTTCGTGCATTATTCCCCAACACATCATTGCCGCTACTTACTGAAGCCGTTTTAAATGAGTTAGGTGCTGACATAGTATTAGAAGGCCCACAAGCACAGCCTACACGCTACCAAATAGCTTTTAGAGATGGTGTTGCACAGGTTGATGGTAAATGGTATACCAAGTATTCTGTTAGCGATTTAGATGCAGACGGTATTGCCGCAAAAGATGCTGAACAAGCTAAATCAGTTCGTGAACAACGCAATCGGTTAATCGCTGAATGTGATTGGACACAGGTTGAGGATAGTCCAGTAGATAAAGCAGCATGGGCTACATATCGCCAAGAGTTGCGTGATTTAACTCTGCAAGAAGGCTTCCCATTTGATGTAACTTACCCAACTAAACCATAGGAATCATTATGGATGAACAAGATAAAAGGCTGGAACGCATTGAGTCTAAAGTAGATAAGATGTCAGAGGCAATCGTTTCTTTGGCTAGGATGGAAGAACGCATGATTACCCTCTTTAAGCGTATGGATTCCTATGATGAGAGACATGAAGCATTACTTAAAAAGACGCAAGACTTAGAAGTTAAGCAAGCGTCAGCATTATGGGTAGAACGTGTCATGTGGGTAGGTGTTGCAGCCTTAATATCTTGGATGCTTAAATGAAACAAACTATGATTAATCGCATTTGTTTATGTGACCATTGCCGTAAGGCTTTTATCATCAACGAACAAGGCAATGAATCAACGTGTGACAATTGCCTAGCTGAAGACGAACTAACGCATGAAATGATTGACTCTGGTGACCTCATTGGAGTCAATTATGACCGTGCATAACTTATTTGGTGGCGCACAAGACTACTTTGAACACATGATTGGCAAGACCATAGAAGAAGTAGGTATCTTTGATGGCGAGTTAGTTATATTCCTAGATGACTTGTCTGAGGTATGTATCTTTGAGGATATAGATGGTTTAGCAATGCAGATTAACGAACGACCTGAATTGGATAGTTAATGAGATACCTATTACTATTACTTACTTTATTTGTTACATCAGTCTATGCTGATACAACTACAATTAACTACAAAGGGCAGCCAGTAGGTTCAGCTATGGCCCCAAGTATGTCAGCATTTAGCCAAGACGTATGTGGTATTGGTGTAAGCGGTGCTGTCAATGGCGGTGTAATTTCTATTGCTGGCGGTACGATGATTACTGACAATAATTGCGTACGATTACGTTGGGCAAAGTTCTTAAGCGATAGCGGTTTAAAGGTTGCGGCAGTATCGTTAGCCTGTGCTGCTACACATGAGAACTGGGTAGCAATGGAAATGTCGGGTTCGCCATGTCCTATAGGCGGTGCTATTGGTGATGCAGCTAGAAAGGCTTGGTATGATTTACATCCACAATGGTTTGAGGAAATATACGGTAAAGACTTCGTTCTTATTACTCCTCTGCCTGATTCTTCTAAGGAGTAGTTATGTTTATGCGAATTGTTACGCAAGTCAATGGTCTTCTTACGGGCCTGTTTACAACAGCTTATACGTGGGTGAAGGCACAACTCTTGCTGCTTGTCAGCAAATTGCGTGTCAGTATTTCCCAGGCATACCTGAATGTGGTCAGCCAACTCCACCGCCACCTCCAGCTTGTTCTGACAATGTTGAAGTCCAATCCCTTAGTTGTGGGCCTAATCAAAGCGGTTCAATCAATCAAAGCCGCACTTATCTCTGTCAAAGTCAATCTTATACGGATTGGGTCACTACTTCAAACAATTGTACGGACAACCCCCCCACCTGCACCTATAGCGCAGAAACGGAAGAAAGGCAAACCTGTGGGAGTAACCAAGTCGGCACGGTTACATACAAAAGAGAAAGTAATTGTTCCGACCCCTATGGCTCACCTGTTGACTCCGGCTGGTTTGAAATCTCAAGGTCGTGTCAAGCGGCTCCTGCAACGTGTCAAGGCTATGCTGAAAGTAGGAGTTTAAGTTGTCCAAAAAACTTTTCTGGGTCAATTACAGAAACCAATGTAGCAACTTGTTCAGACCCATACGGGAGTCCTGTAGCAAGTGGTTGGGCTACATCAAGCAATTCATGTACGCCAGACCCAGCAACTTGTTCAAGTTCAACACAGGTTCAAACACTAGCTTGTCAGGATGGTTACGTAGGTTCAATAACGCAAAACAGAGTATCGTCTTGCGACACACCATACAGCGAACCAACATGGTCAGATTGGACAACATCACAAGACAGTTGCGTAATGAGTGCGACCAATCCTACAAACGTAAGCAGTCCGGTAAATCCAGCGAGTCCGTTAAGTCTGCCTCCGCCGCCTCCGCCAGAACCGCCTCCACCACCACCCGAACCACCACCGGTAGAGGCAGCACCACCACCAGAAGCACCGCCAGTAGAAGCAGCACCGGCACAAGCAGCACCAGCAACAACAGCTACAACAGCAACAACTACTACAGCACCACCACCAACCGTGAATGTAACTCCGTTGCAGACTCCCTCTGGTGGCAGTACGCAGAGTACACCGCAGCAAGTACCGAAAGGCAAGGAACTAGTACCAGGATTCGGACTAGTGATGAGCCTAGATATTTTAAACAAGCCGATGCAGAATCAAGAGATTCAATTGAACGACGCATTGGCATACCAGCAGGAGTTACCGTATGAGTTTAGAGGAAATCAAGGAGTCTTACTCCAGCTTATCACCGAAAGCAATATTACTGACGCTTTCAATAATCTTGCCAATGATAGGTGGGACAGGCTACGTAGGAATAACGACCTACAACCGAGTTATAGCAGCGACTGAAGCTATTGAAGCTGCAAAGCCGTATGATGACGCTGAATTACGTGCAGAAGTAAATGCCTTAAAGGTACAACTTGCCGCACAGCAACAGTCTGTAAACACGGTTAAGGATGGCATGGTTACAACGTCTAATCAACTTGTGTCTATGCAAGAGAAAGTATCTAACGCACTTGGTACTGCTAACGAGGCTAAAGCCATTACTAACGGTAACGTGCGTGAAACAGCCGCATCTTTACTAGGTGTGCGTGAGGAAATGAAAGCTACCCGTGAAGGCATAGAATCACAACTTAAAGCACTAAAACGTGCTACATCTAACCCACTAGGAAATTAATTATGTTATCTATTATCTCTGGCCTATTAGGTATAGGTTCATCAGCACTACCAAGTCTACTAGGATTCTTTCAACAAAAGGGAGACCAAAAGCATGAGATGGCTATGGCTCGTTTGCAGACAGAACGTGAAGCTGCTATGGCTGCTGCTGGCTTTGCATCACAAGAAAAGATTGAAGCAATCAAGCTAGAAGAAGTTGAAATGCAGACTTATACGCAAGAACGTGAGGCATTATATTCACATGACATGAAAATCATGGACAAGGCTTCTCAATCTGTTGTAGACCTTAACGGTAAAGTGCGCCCATACATTGCATTTACTTTTGTTGGTTTGCTAGTGTTGGTAGACATTGTTGGTCTAGGCTGGGCAATCTATACTGGCGTAGAATTTACTACCGCTATGGGCTTGGTATTTTCTGACGATGAAATGGCTATCGTATCTAGTATAATTGGTTTCTACTTTGGTTCACGCCAATGGGAAAAGCATCGTGAAGGTAAGTAAAGAATTAATTAAAATGTTGAAGCACCATGAAGGTGTGAGATATAAACCATACCAATGTCCGGCTAAACTCTGGACTATTGGTGTGGGTCATGTAATGTACCCAGAGCAAGCCAAGATACCATCTACTCCAGAAGGCATGGCTACTCGTAAAGCGTACCCATTAAAACCACAAGATAATCGCAAATGGAGTGAGGAAGAAGTTGACTCAATACTGGCTAAGGATGTCGTACGATTTGAACGAGGGGTTGCCCGTTATCTACCTATACAGCTTTCACAAAATGAATTTGATGCTTTGGTTAGTTTTAGCTTTAACCTTGGTCTTGGCGTACTTCAGCGGTCAACCCTCCGTCAAGCGTTGCTACGTGGGGATAAAATCACGGCTATCCAAAGCCTTCTCAAGTATAACAAGGCTGGTGGTAAAGTCTTAAAAGGCTTGGATAACAGACGTAAAGACGAGGCTGCTTTATTTAATCGTTAATCATGCCTATGTCGCATGTGTGACGTTCTATCTCACCGTATTCTTTATGCAGTATGATTGAACACATATCACGACCAGCACGGTAGCCTTGTCCTTGATGCCAAGCATCTCTAGCAGCCAATGTTCTAAAGTATTCTACTACGCCACCGTGATACTCTTTGACGTCTTTATGGTGTACGTGACCAACATACCAATACCTAAACTTAGACTTGCCCCATTCTTCAGACTTGTCTGCTGCCATAATTGATAGCATATCTTTACCTTTAACGGTATCGCCATGCGTAGAACCTATTAGTACCTTGCCAAACGTGTAATACCAACATACTGACGGTGACAAATCCACTTCCATACGTGGTTCATTATGAAAGTAACAGCTAATCATCAATGCCAACGCATAAGATGAATGGCCATCGTGGTTGCCTTTGTTTATGCGGAAGACTACTTTCTGATGTTTTTCTAGCAATCGTTTTAGGCAGTAAATAATCGCACGTAGACCTACTTGCTGCACTTTTGCCCACCTGCCATCTACATCAAGCTGGTGACCGGAGTTCGTTATATTCTTTTGATTGTCGGCATGAAACATATCGCCAAGGTTTAGTAGTAATGCTGTGTGTGAGTTAGGTGAACTTGCTATAAGTCTGTCTATTGCGTTACAGGTTAGCTTCTCTGCAATGTCCAGGTCAAAGTCATCTCCAGCGTCTTGATGCCAGGCATATAATCCAAAATGTGGGTCGCCCATAGGAATGACTGTAAGAATATTGTCAGCACTAACAGCAGGTGGTGGTGTGATTGGCGCTAGACCTTTGATGTCTTCTGCTAAGTCTGCTACAAAGTTGCGGACTATTTCTTCTAGCTTGCTATCGTCTACACGGGTCTTAACCCATTGCCCAGACGCTTTACCTTCTGCGTTATAGTAAGTAGACACGCCGCGTACAATAAACGGTTCTGGCGCTACTCTAGTCATGTCGTGATTAGGTGAGTAACCAGCTAATGCTGCTTTAGCTTTTAAACTTCTAATAGATACATCAACTACAGTAGCAGATACATTAAAAAACTTGGCTGCTGCACGATTAGAACCTAGTTCACAAGTCTTTGAGTAATACTGCCATTGTCTGTCTGTAGCAAATTGCGCTAATTTATCATCTATCATACGTATTCCTATGTTTTTGTTTATTATAAACATATTTAGAATAATATGTAGATATAATTAGCCCTACCACAATACCTAGTATAAAAGCCTCTTTGTAACACAAGATGTAGTCTAATGTGTACATAATGTTATACGCTATGACCGATATAAGTGGCTTTGCTATCTTTAAACTGGACTTCTACAGCGCATGGGTAGCCAGCATTTACGTGTAGCAATTTATATATTCCTACTGCCATTCCAAATATACATACTAAAAATAAAACAACTACCACAACTTCTGCCTTGCTGTATTTATTGTTCATAGTGTTCCCCATCGTTTCCGTTCTGACCAATAACATCCACCCGTTCTTCATTCCAGTTAAGCTGGCATCCAGTAAAGGCACACTCTGCAGTTGATGCTAGGTTCTTGCCACATACATTGCAAATTGGGTCTTTCTTCTTACCAAAGATACGGTCAAAGCCTTCATCAAACTTTTCTTTCTGTTGCTTGCTGCCAATTTTAGATACTAAGCTATCGCCAGTTATTGAGTTGCTAGACATAGGTAGACTCCTAAAAAAATAATCCCCATATATTTGTATGTCCGTGGGGATGCGGACTTAATTAAAAGGTATATCACTCTCCACATCATCCATTGGGTCAACTACTTTAGCAGGTTTAGCTGCACCACCTTCAGATTTTCCACCTAGCAAAGTTACGTCACTCACACGGCACTCTAGGCTTGATTTCTCTGTGCCATCCTTTGCTTTGTATGGGCGCAATGTAATCTCGCCTGTAACACCTATCTGCGTGCCTTTTAGAAGCATTGGCGCTAATATCTCTGCACGTTTACCCCATAAATTGCAGTTTAACCATGTGGTTGTGGCTTTATCACCATAACCGGCAGTCAATGACAGCGAAAAGTTACAGATTGGGTCTTGGTTTGCCGTGTAACTTAATTTTGCGTCTTGTCCCAGGCGGCCTGTTGCGTTTAAATTATTAATTTTAGTTCTCCTTTAGTTTAGTTGTTAAGTTTGTTACATCTACTTGATTTTTTTTAATCCAATCAAATAACTCTGCAATAGCCTCAAATTCAGATTGCTTAATATGATGCGCTTCTAATCCATCATTGTTTGTAATTCTAATAAACCCATGACCATATAAGATTGCATCGTGCATTGCATTAGTAAATGCTTTATCAAATTCAGCCATTATCTAATCCTAGGCATTGGTTTTGAAAGTAAATACTTGTGACCCATTTCTTTTATAGCTTGTGCTACTTTAGCGTCACGGTCTGCCACCTCTTTTTGGCTAGGTGGTGTTAAGCCATATAGTGACTTGATAACCATGTGTTCCACCTTAAAAGCAGTTCGTGTTGCAGTTGCCAAGACTATCACAGCAAGTCGTACACATTACCATTTTACCACCTGACATAAATGTGTGAGTTGTGCAGGCTGCGTATGCTGTTACTGATACTACTAATAATGCTAAAGCTACTAAAATTTTATTCATGGCTTTTCTCCTTTGTTTTAATCATTTCATCTGCATATTTATATGCTGATTCTGGAAACCAACTAATACTGTCTGGTTTAAATTCTGTGTTGTATTTTTTTGATAATGTTTCTAATGATTTAACAATTTGATAATTTGCTAACAATCCTTGCAATGCCATTGCAGCAAAATAATCTCTTAATTCAATATTATCTGGTTTTGTCATTATTTACTCCCACTAGAGTATCGTTTATAAGCTGACCTGGTCTTGCTATCTAACAAGCCCCACATAACAGACTTCTGTTCATTGTCTAACGCATCCCATGTTACTTTAGCTTCAGCAGGATTGCCTTGCGCGATAAATGCTGTAAAGCCTTCAGCTAGTGAGTGCAGAATGTCCATTTCTTCCTTGCTATACTCTGGTGACTTGAGTTCTGGTATTACTGGCTTTTCTGACCCTGTAGTAGCGTCTAGCACATCGTGTTCTACAATTTCCATTGCCACGACCCACAAATATCTGCGCTGATAGGTTTCTACCGCCCCTACGTTTTGCACCTCATGGCAGCCCTTTAACGCTGCGCTACCCATAGGGCTAGTAATAACTATTTGTGAGTTGTCATCAATGTCTGTAATGGTCAATGTTGCCAAGTCTGACGTAAAGCTAACAACACCACATAACCCTTGATTGCTAAATATGTTGTTGATGGTTGGCAAGAAGTCACCAAGTTCAAAATATTTGTAACCTGCAAACTTATTGTGACCAGACTTGCTTAGTTTTGTGTTCTGTAATTCTAAACGTGCATTATTTAATTTTTTGTAAACTGACATTTTAGGCCACCAATAATAAATATAAGAAAATTGACAATAAGACTACACCAACAAAGCATAAGCCCTCAATAACTGGTGTTAAGTCTGTTTTAGGTTTGTAATTTTTGTAATCACGCATTTTGTTCTGCCTCGCTTTCAATAGCAGATATACATACGTTAGCAAATGATTTGGCAAACACAATAAAATCTTGTGCGCTTTGCTCACGGTCTACTTTTCTACCTGCGTTTAAGGAATTGTCGTATGCAATAACCATTGCTTTTAAAGTTTGTGCAATAGCTTCTTGGTCAGCGTAATCTAGTACGATTGAAAATACATCGTTTGCTGATGCTTGGAGGGTTTCTGTGACACGGTCATAAACACGTTCTTCTGCGTTATCATAATGATTGTCACGGTCTTGCCAGTCTGGGTCGTTAGTGCAACCTGGGTACCAATCTGCGTTGTAGTCCATTGTATTTCTCCTTACCGTTTCTATTAAGTTAATCGCATAATTTGCTGCGATGTGTGTATAATATCAACAGCAAATAACCATGTCAAGCATTATTTATACATTTATTGAAAATAATTATGAAAATATCAGAACACCAAGAACAGGTCATGCTAATCACATGGTTCAGAATGCAATACAAGCAATATAAGTATCACCTATGGGCAATCCCTAACGGTGGGTCTAGGCATATAGTCACGGCAGTTAATT